GCATATTGGACAGGATGCTCTTGAGTAGCATACCTTGGTAGCCGTACTCGTCGAAGCCCATCTTGGCTGCCTTGTCAATCAGGGTAGCTTGCATGGCTTGGCTGGCATGGAAGCCTGCACTATCACTGAGCTGGGTCATGGAGTCAATCACCACTACCCAAGTACTGTCCAGCTTGGAGGGGTCGAACACTGTGAACGCTTCAGGCTGCTTGCACTCCTTAACTGTGCACGCTACCTTGCCGTGCTCATGGCAAATTTGCAGCGGGGTGCGGGCTGCGAACAGTTTGCCGATTGTTGCCACCGCTACAGGGTTGAGTGGAGTGTCAGGCAGCGCAAGGTAAGTTATGCGCTCCTGTGCTTCGGGGCTTAGGCTGTTCTGCAGGGTACGGATACCCTTCTCTAAGTCAATCCAAAACAGGTTGTAGCCCTGCTCTGCTAGCTGGCCAGCTAGGTATGTCTTGCCAGTCTTAGCTGCACCGTACAGGAACACGCTCTGTGGCAGCTCAGTTGCCTTCATTTGGGATAGTTTCATGCTGCCCTCGCCATCAAGTATATAAAAGGTACTGCAAGTATGAAGCCTATGGCTTGTGGTAATATAAGGTCTAGCAAGGTCTAGCCTCCTACTTGCAGGGTTAAGATTGGCTCATCGCTGTAGCGGAAGCTGCTTGCAACTAGCTTGCCAGCTATGCCTCGTGTTGCCTCCAAGAGCTGCAAGAGCTGCTCGGGTGTAACGTGTACTAAGAAGTATGTCTGCTCCTCCATGTCGCGGGAAATCCACATTTCGCCTTCAAGTACCTTGCGGCCACCTGCGTGGCCTTGCTTGGCTGGAACTAGGCGGTGGTTCGTACCTCGCGAAAGCCAACCTTTTTGCGTGTAGCAAGAGCCGCTCATGCCCTTTATCTTGGTTGGGTCGCTGACTGTGCGCACATCTTGGCGCAGGTAGCCCACAGTGGTGACTGGTAGCCCTAGCTCCTGTGTGGCTGCTAGGATTGGGCACTGTACGTCAAGGTCAATGCGCTCTGTAAGCTCAAAGGCTATGGGTACAAGGTTCATGGTGTATGCTCACTGTAAGTTATGTTGTAAGGTGTAGTACCGTTTGTGTGAGGTCAGTATTACACAGAAAATGGAAAGGGTCAACACATTCATGTGGAGGGTGCAGGAGGTTACTCCTGCAAGGCAAGCAACTGCTCCAGTGTGAGCACCAAGTCCACCTCATCCAAGCCCATGCTCTCGTAGCTTCCATGCTCAGGTGGTGCAAGGCTAGCCGTGCTGAGGTCACATGTCATGAAGTGCTCACACGGCCTGAACCAGTCCATGCAGCTACCTCCCCGCTTAGGCCATATGCCGTGCTCAGCATACATATCCATCTGTGCCATGTCCATGAGGATGGAAGCTATCCACTCTACACGCTCTGCAGGGCTCTTGGTGAACTCCATGATTTGCATGGTGCGCCCGCTTGCATCATAGCACAGGTACTTCACATAGTACGCAGGCTGGGTAAGCTCGGTGAGTCCAAGTGCTTGCAGCACTACATTGTACCCCAGCGTTTGGCTGCTGTTTGCCCAGTCCGCTTGGCTTGCTGGCTTGCTGCCTGTCTTAATCTCGAACACGCACAGCTCACGGGTGTGCCGATTGCGGAGCACAATATCTATGTGCCCCTGATAGCTGTACCTTCCAGCCTGTATGTAGAACATGAGTTCTATCATTGGCTTCCCGCTGGGCAGGTACGCTAGCTCCCACTCCTCCAGCAGAGCAGGTGCTTCCTGTGCACAGAACGTGCGCACCGCATGGATGGCTTCCCATATGGACTTCTTGGCCATGCTTGCTGTAGTGGCCTCAGGGTCTAGCTGGTACATATCCCATGCTGCCACAGCTGCCACTACTGCCCGCTGCTCTGCACGCTCCAGCGCTACAGCATATTCCTCCTCCTTGTGTGGGTCAATATCATAGTTAGCCTCGAATGGAGGGCTTGGTGCGTACTGCAGGAAGGTCTGCACTCCAGCACCGTATGCGTGCCCGAAGGCTGTGTGCATGGTTGGGCTGAAGCTCTTGCGACCCATGAGTTCACTGAGCTGGAACTTACGGGGACAGGAGTACAGTGTGTTCAGGCGGCTATAGCTGAGGGCTATTACACCCGCCTCTGCTACATAGCCAAGCCGCTTGGGTGGCTTAGGTGCACCTGCTGGGGGCAAACCAACCTCTGCCCATGGTGCATCCCAATCGGGGTGCGGGTTGTACCCGCTGGCGCGTACGCCTGTGCTAGAGCCCGTCATCTTCTGCCTCCTTCATGGCTATTGCTTTCTTGGCTGCGGCTGCACTCTTGGGCTTAGCTGCAATAATCTGCTTGCCGCTCTGTGCAATGAAGCCCTTGTATGTGGCTGCAATCTGCTCATCTGTGAGAATGTGCATGAGCTCTGGCTCAGCTCGCAGGTGCTCGTGAATGTCCGCTAGGAAGCTACCCAGTTGTGGCTCTTGCTGGAGCAGAGCTGTGGCCAGTGACTGGCAAGCGGCAGCCAGCTCAGGGCAGCGTTCCCGCAGCTCATCCTTGCAGGCCAGCTCAGGTGCTTTCGGAGGTGGCAAGTTAGCAATGCGTTCGGCTTCTGCTGCTGCCTCCTGCTGTGCACGCAGGGCTGCTGCCTTCTTAGCTAGCATGGCAAGGGCTACTGGGTTCCCAGCAGGTGCGGCAGGCTGCTCAGGTGCGGCTGGGGGCACAGGAGCTGGGGGCTGCGTTCCGCCTGCGTTCCGCTCCCGTTGCGCACGGAGCCGTGCAAGCAGCTCCTCTTTGCTGGTTGGCTGGTTGCTCATGGTGCAATACCTCTTAACAAGTGGATGATGGCTGCCAGCGGTACACCCACTGGAGCAATGATGAAGTACGCAACTCGCAGGTGTGCAGGCATGGCTGCAATATCTGTGAGGTGCTTCTTGTGCTTGTAGCTGTACATAGCACGCTGCTCGAAGCTGCTGTGCCAGTGCAGCCAGTAGGCTACCACAGCAAGGGCAAGCACTGCAAGGTTGAAGTGTTCAGGGTTCATAACAGGATACCTGTGTGTGTGTGTTGTATTAGAGCTGTATGGGATGGAATAGGGTAAACTGTACTCCGCAGTCTGCACCTTCCTCATCCTGTATGTAGGTGCACCGCAGGGTAGCTGCTGGGTAGTTGTGGTTGTATGGTGTGTCCTTCACCTTGCGCTTCTGTACTCCACGCTTGATGCGCAGGCACTTGTCAGCTGGGCAGTGCACTGTGATGCTGTCTCCTGTAGTGCCAGCCAGCTTGACTGTGCGCCACAGTTCTTCATAGTGCATGGAGTTCTTCTGCTCACGGGGCAGAGGGCGCAAGTCATTGCTTGCTGGGTCATTAAGGCGAACAGTATGCTGCTTGCTTGCTGGGTCATTCAGCTTTGGGCTCATGGTGTGCCTCCGCTTGGGGGTAGTATGGTGAAGCATGGAACCTCAGCCTCCACCTCCGTGAACCATAGCTCCACACCTCTTGCTGTGGTGAGCGTGTTCACTCGGATGGCTGGGTAGTCCATGCCGTACTGTCCAGCTTCTCTACGGTAGCGTGTGCTGAGCTGGTGCATCTTGTTGGTGAGGAGCTTGGCTGGCACACCTTCTACCAGTATGCGGTGGCCTTGCTTGCACGCATCGTACATGGGTACGTACTTGCTCACGTTGCGCTGCTCGCTGCTCATGAGGCCTAGGCCATCATCCTCTTGCTCCCATTGCTGGCCTTGTGCTGTCATAGCGTCCACTCCTTTAGTCCGCGCAGGTTCTGCCACATATACTTGGGTACTGGCCAAATCTCTGCTGCATCTATGCCTAGCACACGTGCACTGGCTGCACTGGTGTATGCTTCCACTAGCACCATAGCCTCTGCACTGGCCATGCCTGCGTCCTGTAGTGCACTCTTGGGAAAGCTAGCTACCACAGCATTGACTTGCTCCAGCTGCTCTAACAGGTGAACCCTACCCTTCAGGTCATGCCCTATTGCCACTGAGCGGGTATCCCGCAAGCGACTGGCGTAGTCCAGTGCAGCCTGAAAGTAGGCTACTTCATCTAAGGCTGTGCCCTGTGGTAAGTGAGCCCGCATGACTGTGAGGTGGTTGATTGCAGCGCACTGGTGCAGCGTGCTCCAGCCCTTGTCCAGCTTGTGCTGTGTTAGTACCATTTCCAACATGAATACTACTTGCTGGCACAGCTCCTCAGGAGCGCAGTTGTGTGCAGGTAGCTCCAGCAGCTCTGCTTGTTTTAGGTGTGCCGCTTGGAACTGGTTCGGCTTGTGTGGTGTGCGGCTCATAGCATGTTCCCCTCAGTTGGTAGGGCAAGGGACTGGCAGCCAATCATGCAGTAGCCGTCATGGCCGCGTTGGTAGTACACGTTGTTGGCTGTGTACGCGATGAAGCTAGGGCAGTCAAGTCCCCAGCCCTCAGCCAGTGGTTGGTCTAGCAGCCACGGTGTGTCCTCTATTTCATGGTAGCCTCTGTAGTACAGCACTGGCTGGACTGTGCCTTCTGCTGCTAGGATGGCTTCATTAAGAAGCGTGCGTAGTGTTGTGGTGCTCATGTTGTACTCCGTAGGTGGGCTGTAGCAGGTAGCTTCCTGCACAGCTGATTGTATGCGAGCATATCCTCGCGGGTAAGGTGTGGCCAGCCAGCGCAGCTGAGCTGGGTCTGCACTAACCAGTAGTTTGCGCTATACTGCTGTAGCTCACAGTTCCCGCAAGCAGCCAGTATTGGGCTGGGCTGGCCAAGCGTGTTCCTGTGCACTGTGCCGCACCCCATACACCTGCAATATTGTGGGCTGAGGTGATAGCTGCGGGGCTGGGCTGCGCCACTGTACGTGAGCGTGAGGCTGGGCACTAGCCATGCTGTCTGGTATGGCGTGCCAGCCTTGAACAGGCTCAGTGGGCAGCTCAGTGCTAGGAACGCCATGTAGTGCAAGCGCAGGGCGCGCTCCTCAGGACTCATGGGCGCGCTCCAGCAAGCGTTCCGCCTTGCGTGCTGCGCTGCCAAGGTCTGTCTTGCTACTGTGCATGGTGCTTGTGGCTACCAGCAGGCACAGCCACTTGTACGGGCTGAGTTCGTCAGGGACTGGCTCAAACAGTGTGTCTGGTATGGTGGGGCTTACTTGCAGGAAGCGGGTCTTGAATGGGAAGCTCTCTGCTACTGCAACCAGCAGGGCTATCCGCTGCGCTTCTACTGCGGTGGGTATGCGGTGCTCAGCGTGCTGTGCTAGAATCCCTGTGTAGCAGGCTGTGAGCTTGCCGAGGTAGATGCGTTCTGCTTGGCTGCTTGCTGTGTACCCTGTAGGCAGGGCAAGTGGCTTGGACATGGTGTGCTCCTACCCTCTGTGGGGTATGTTTGTGGAGGATGGAATATGGCTAAGTAACCCGTACACCATAGCATACGGGCTGTCAGTTGTCAACACCTTGCGGTGCAGGGGTTACAGCATGACCTCGTACAGCTGCTCTATTCGCTGGCGTACAGCCTGCGTACTGCCCCTGTGTAGGTACGCTCGCATGAGCTGAGTAGCGTACCAAGTCTCACTGTGCAAGCGGGGCTGGCTCAGGTCGGGCAAGTGCTCCAGTGCTGACTGCCCCAGTATGCTAGCTGCCTTACTGCGCAGCCACGGGTGCTGGCACAGTACCCTGCGGATGTGCTGCTGTGCTTGCTGCGGTGTTGCTGTGTGCAGCTTGTGTGGCTGGTCTATACCGCACGGATTCTGTGCTACTGTTTGCAGCTGCACTGTAGTACTGTGGTACTGTTGCTGTGTGGGGCTTGATTTCATTGTTGTGTACTCTGGAAAGTGTTGTGGTTGCAGGGAACAGAGGGTTTCTATCGTGAGGCGCTTCGCGGCCTCGGGGCTTCTGTTCCCCACAGGGGGCTATGTGCCGTACTGTGTAGGCTCAGCCATGAAGGCTTGGTACTCCTCCACACGGTCTGCAAAGTGCCTGCACTTCTCGCGCCAGTTCTTGCCAGCTATGCTGGGGCGCATGATTGCCTTGGCGATTGTGTTGCTTACACCGCTTGCTGTGTCACTGGGGCTGTAGTACACGTGCAGCTCCTCCCGTGCACGGGTCATGGCTGTGTACACTAGCTCGCGGTTGAGCTGGCTCACATGGTGTGCTGTAGCTGCAAAGAACACCTTCCGCCACTCACTGCCCTGCGACTTGTGCACTGTGAGTGCATACCCAAAGGCCAGCTCGTTCAGCTCCCCCTTAGTGGTGAGGCTCACAACATCCTCCGCTGTGGCTTCCTTCATTGCAGAGTCCAAGCTGTCTGTGCCCTGTGCTAGCACGAGGGTAACTATGTGGCTGGCTGCCAGCTTGCGCTCGCTGCCATCCTCCTCGAAGGCCAGCTCCAGCAGGGCATCAAAGTCGTCAAGCTCCACAGGCTGTGTGCTGGGCTTGCTCTTGTAGTACCCTGAGCGCATGAGGTCTGGGCTGGCTTCCTGTGGAGCTTTCCCTGCGTACGCACGGTTGCTGCTTATGCTCTCCACAAAGTACTCCTCCTTGTTGTGCACCACAAAGTCCCCCACTGCTAGGTACTGCTTGCCCATGCCGCACAGTATCTCGTGCACTACAGCTTGCCGTTCCTCGCCCATCCACTGTGCCACCCACTGGTTCACTAGCGTGCTGCCGAATGTACCGTCCTTGCCGTGCGGCAGGAGGATAACATCTTGGTGCGGCTTGTATGTGCCCTCTAGGTAGTGCTTGTGCATGGCCTTGGCCAGCACACGGGACTGCTCAGGGGCAGGGCGCATCTTGCTCAGGGGCTGGAACACTAGCTTGCCGCCACTGCTCTCTGTGATTGCCTGTAAGCTGGCATCACTGGGTGGTATGCCCTTTAGGCTGTACTTGTGCTGGAAGCTGAGGATTGGGCTCTCCAGTGCTTGGCGGTACACCTGTGTTAGCTCCACAACTGGTAGCTCCAGCAGCTTGTAGCCTAGCACACTGAGTCCGAATACTGGCTTGAGCTGGTTGAGGTCGCCAATGAATATGTAGTGTGCGTTCGGTGTAGCTTCCAGCAGCTTCTTCCACAGGGGGAGGTCTACCATACTGGCCTCATCCACTACCACTAGCTCCAGCGTGGTGATTGGTGTGAGTGCTGTGTACGTGGGCTCGAAGCGCATGGTGCGCTCTACTGTGCCGCTTGCGCTCACGTAGTCGTAGTACACTGGCGCAAACTTGAGGGTCTTGTGAATGGTGCGGCAGTTCTGTAGCGCAAGCTGCTGTACCCGTATGTCCTGTATGCCCTTGCAGCTCTTGACTAGGTTCTTAACTGCTCGGTTGGTGAAGGCCACGCAGCTTACTGTGCAGTGCTCTGCGCTCCCTCCCTGCTCAATGAACCGCTGTAGCGCATCCGTTATGACTTGCCGTACGCAGGTTGTCTTGCCTGTGCCTGCTGCACCCACTAGCACGAAGCCCTTACCCTCTGTGCCGAGCCGTATGGCCTCCGCTTGCTCCTCATTCCACTCCAGTCCTGCACCTTGCACGGCACGTGCTGCTGCCTGCCGCTCCAGAGTTTCCGCCAGCAGGGCTGCTGCTGGTGACTGCTTGGCACGCTGTGCCAGTATGCGTGCTGCAAGCTCACTGAGGCGTGCGGTCTGCTGTGGTGCAGGAGCTGGCTTGCTTGGTGCTTGCTCTAGCGCATCCTGCTTGGCTCGCATCTTAGCTAGTGCAGCCAGCACTTCAGGGCGTGCTTGCACAGCGGGCTTGCTAGGTGCGGGTTGTGCTGGTTGGGTGGGTGCAGGTTCTGCATCCCCTGCGTCTATCTCATCTTGTAGGTTGCTGGCTATAAGGGCTGCTGCTCTTGCATCCTCTGCAAGCATACCCTGCACAGTGTGCGGAAAGTATATATCCATGTTCTCTGCTAGGGCTGCGGCTGCTGCTCTCTTGGCTAGTGCAAGCTGCATGGGTGTAAGTGCTGTGCTCATTTTGCTGCTCCTTGTGCTGCACGCGCTGCTAGTGCACGTTGCATAGGTGTTAATTCTGCGGGTTGTGCGGGTTGTGCTGTAGGTTGTGCTGCTTGCTCAGTGGTGGCTGGCTTAGGTGCTGGTTCTGTGCTTGCTGCTTGTATGCTGGAGGACTGCTCCAGTGCAGCTTGCAAGCGTGCAGCAATCGCTTTCGCCATCTTGCCATCTGCGTTCTTGTCACCCACCTTGCTGCTGGCAGGTACAACCACATACCCTATCTTGCTTGTAAGCCCCAGCCCTGCGTACTGCGCTTGTATGCCAGCTATGGTGGCCGCAGCTTGCTGCTCATCCTCATCGCTCATTGCGAACTGTGCAAGCTCCTGTGCCTGCTGTAGCATACAGGTGTCTAGGTGCTGGAGTACTTGCTCTAGGTCTTGCGTGCGCTTTACACCTACAAAGTACGCTTGTGGGTAGTTGTGCAGGAGCTTGTCCTTCACAAGCTGGAGCACGCTCAGAGCTGGAACATTCTTGTGAGCTGTAGCCAGCAGCCAGTTGCTGTGCCGTTCTGTCCAGCCTGTGGTGCGCTCAATGTCCAGCATGGTATCAGCCACACTGAGCAGGCTGGAGCGTATGCCCTGTGCTGCCTTGCGAGCTGCTTGTACACGGAGGGCATCATCCAGCTTGCTTGAGCTGCTGCGCTCTAGCTTGCGCTCCTCCTGTGTTTGGAAGCTGAGGCTACCTACTCCAGCGTACGCACGCCATGTGGACTCCAGCCACTCCAGCATGCCCTCCGCACTGGTGTCCGCACTGTGCACGTACTGTGGGTATGAGCTGCGCCATGCGCTGAGGCTGCCTAGCTCCTGCACAAGCTCCACAGCCTTGTGGATGCTAGCCCCGAAGTAGCCTGCTGGTACTGGCTTGCTACAGTGCAGGCCTCCCAGCGTGCAGAGCTTGTGCAGCCCGCGCCACAGTAGCCATTCTGTGCCCAGCTTGAGGGCTTGGCTAGGTGGCAGGTCAGAGCTTATGAGAGGGTGCAGCTGTGTGAGGTGCAGCTTGCCGCTAGTGTAGCAGATTGCCATGCTGTAGCGTACGCCAGAGAGTGGGCAGGTTACAGTGGAGAGGTTGTGAGCTTGCATGTTGTTGTACCTTCTGTATGGCGCAGCTTGCGCCTCCTGTTTTAGTGTACCCTAGCATCCGTGTTAGAATTTGGGTCTAAGCTCCGAGTATAGCACAAGCTGCACAAAAAGTCAATACCCCTTTGCGCTCCCTGCGGTGGCGTGAGTTCGGAGCTTGCAGCTGCTTTTCCTGTGCAAGCCACTGTTCCGATTGGTTCCGAGCACTTGCGGGGTGTTGCGGGGTGTTGCGCTTGATTCAGTGGGGTGGAGGGTCTGTGCGTAGGGTGCGGGTGCTGTAAGCTGTGGAGGGCTGTTTTGGTCGCTTGCAGGGGTAAAATAGGCTGTTTTGGGGTGCAGGAAAGAGGAATGAAGATTTTATACACCCCATTTAAAAATTCAACCTACACACTACACACCTCACACTCTATACTCTCACTAGGCTCGCAGCTTGCACAGTACGCTACCTGTAGGCTGCACCCATACCCTCCCCCTCGCCGAATCAGCAGGAACTAGCAGGAATACCCCGCAATCAGCAGGAACTGCACGGAAGTGCTCGGAATGGTGAGCTGTGGTGCTGTGGGGTGCAGGTATAGCCCACGCAGGAGGGTGCGGTTGCGCTCCCCCAGCCAGAGCTTGCAGCCCAGCAAGCCTGTAGCCTACAGTCCACAGTGGGGTGGAGGGTGCGCCAGCAGCGAAAAGGAACTCGCTTCCATGCTCGTGCTTCCTGCGCGCTCCCGCTTGCACCCGCTGCGCTCGGCTTCTTGCTTGTGCCAGTCACCGCCACAGCACAGCACAGTACAAGGGCAGTCGCATCGCACAGTACACAGCTTGAGCCGCTCATCCGCGACAGCTTACAAACCCGTGACTTACGACTGCATTTACTGCTAGGGAAAAGCGATAAGAAGCTAGGCACAGGAAAGAGCGGTTGACAAGAGGGTGGCCGCCCCAAAATGGTGCAGGCTGCGCACCAGAACAGTGCAAGCACCTGAATTGTGTTACAGCGTGTAATTTATAGCCCTGTATTGTTACATCATGTAAGCAAGAGCCGCCCCATGCTATAATTACCACAGGCAGCAAGGAGCAGCCCACCGCCACCGAGCATGGCACAGCTCACAAGGCACAGCACACAGAAGGTAAGAAATGAACCAGCACCAACCACCCAGCACAGCCTACGAAGGCACGCACTAAGTCCAGCGCGTCTTGAGCCAGTGCGGTTAGGTTGGTCACGCGAGAGCTGTCAACCTGCACAAGAAACTTCTTAATGCCCGCACAGCACGCGGACTATTAAGCAACACGCACGCACTATACGCAAGTCAGCAAGCGTGCCCTACAGAGTACGCGGACAGCGTGAGGGCAGTACTAGGACGCTTGCAGCCTAGCAAGCACCGCCACCCGCAGGGAGCGACAGCAGCACAATAACCCGATTTGCAAGTAACAGCCTCGCAGCCTATACTTGCACCCATGCCGCGCACAAGCGCAGCACTTTACCGCCACCAATGGCACAAACCGCGCACAACGCGCAACTTTAGAGAGTACAGACTATGAACACAGTTAGCACAAAATTGGCCTACCATTTCCGTTCCTTCCCTATCGTAGGCCATAGCACTAAGCAGGGCGAAGAACTTGCAGCCAACCCCACGCAATTCGAAGCTTGTGACGCTACCGTAGGTGGAGCAATCGTAAAAAGCTGGAAGCGCAAGAGTGTGGATGCTCAGGTGAACATCCCAACCCTGACAACTAGCGACACCTTGCAGGGTGCAGAGCTTGAGCTTGTGAACAGCCTATTGGCGCAACTAGTGGGGGATTTCGTCAAAACCCAGTACATCGACCAGTTTAAGGAAGTCGGAGCGCATGACCTAGCCGCCATCATAGCCCACCGCGCAGAAATGGCAGCCCGTAAGCCTAGCGGATTGGCAGTACCGAGCGCAGAAGCACTGGCTATTGGCGCGACACAGTTTACGGCCTACCTCTCCGAAACTAAGCCGAAGATTGCGCCCCGTGTTATCAGCTCCGACTTGTTCAAGTCAGGCGTGACAGATGCGAGCATTAAGAAGTTTCTTGTGCAGGTTGACAGCTCTCGCGTGACCAACCTAACCGCACTGGCTCAAGACGCGCTGGACTTAGTACCAGCCTTAGAGCTTGGAGCAGATGAAGCCGCCGCCACGCAAGCAATGACTTACCTTGTCGCACGCCTCAAAGCGTACCATGCTAAAATCTTCGGCGCAGCAGTAGAAGAAGATGACGGCATTTAAGCCACCGCCTTCCACACCAACCAGCCCTGTAAGGTTCACGCCTTGCAGGGCTTTTTTATGCCTGCAGAGTGTACACCTGTACACTGAAAAAAAAAATCGCCTCGCTCCGCTCGGTTCATCTGCGCACTCAGCCAGCCATACTCCTACCGTACAGGCAAGCTCGCTCCACCTGCCTAGTGTGCACAGGCTGGAGACGATGAGGATAGCCAGCTGGAAAGGCTGCGCTCTAGGCCGCGCAGGCCACAAACCCGCTGCGCCCCAAGAGCGTAAAGGCTGCTCGTTCCTCGCACTGTGCATCCTGCACACTTACGCCGCGTCCTGCGGCTACGTTAGCACTGGGCAATGCAGCCCGCCTCGCTTCGCTCGGCACTAAGCCCTACGCCTCGCTGCGCTCGTTGCACAGAAGCGTGCACGCACACAAGACAGGGGGGTAGCGGCCTTTCGTCGCCCGCAATTTGTGGAATGTCCTTTGTCACCTCCAGAAAATTTCTAAAGTTTTTGCACTTTCTGCCCCCACACCTTGCAGCCCCAGCCACCTAACCCGCTCAGTTCCACGCCCCTGCCCCCTGCATACTAGCTGCATACACCACACCCACTTAGAGGCTGCCATGAGTAGCATCCCACCACATGAACTTCCAAGCTACATAAGCACGTGCCTTGCAGAAGGCTTCTCACAAGAGGAGATAGCCTCAGCACTCTCTGTGTCTCCAGCATATATAAGCCAGCTCTGCACCAAGCACCAGCTCTGTGTGCCAGCACAGCAGCAGTTTGCGGACATTGACCAGCTCTACCAAGAAGTGGAGCTCTCAGCCCTGCAAGCTCTGAAGCGCACCTTGGGCACAATCGGTGACCCCATGAAGCTGGCTCGCATAGCACAGACCATGAACGCTACCAAGCGGCGCAGCCTGAGTGCGCACCCCAGTGAGAACAAGCCCACAACAGTGGTGCAACTGAACCTTCCAGCAACAGCAGCGGCACAGTTTGTGTTCAATGGCAGCTCGGAAGCGGTGGCGTGGAAGCAGGGTGACCAAACTCACCAGCTTATCACCTGTACCACCACACAGCTCGACAATATGGCTGCACAGTTTGCAGCAAAACCAGTCCTTCTTCCTGTCATGGAGGACGGGCTATAGGAGATACTACCATGAAAACATCTACTCGCAGCGCAGAAGCCCAAGCATTACGCTTGGCAGCAGCCCGTAAAGCAGCGCAAGCCTTATTGAGCGCACGGAAATGAGCACAGGCTGCACACCTCACCGCAATACACCTGAACAGGAAGCACAGCTATGAGCACAGGATACAACCTTGAGGAAGTTCGCAAGCTAGCAGCCACTCAGCTTAACTTCTTTGCACCTCTTGCGCTTCCTGAGGTCTGTACGCTGGCATTTCCTCCCTATTATGAGGCACTGTGGAGCACTCTGCACAGCAGCCTGAGCCTAGAGCGTGCTTTCGACAAGTTCGCACTGGGCTTTCCGCGCGGCCACGCTAAGACCCTGCTCCTAAAGCTGCTCATACTCTCCGTAGTGCTCAATACGCAGAACAAGTTCATCCTCATAGTGTGCGCAAACCAAGACCGTGCGAAGGATGTGCTCCGTGACGTGTGCGCTATGCTAGACAGTCAGAACATACAGCAGGTGTACGGGAACTGGCGCACGGAGCTCAGCATAGACAAGGCAGAATTCAAGCAGTTCACGTTCGGTGGGCGCACCATTGCGCTCGCAGCAGCTGGCCAAGGCACAAGTATCAGGGGCTTCAACGTAGGCTACAGCCGTCCTGACGTCATCCTGTGTGACGATGCGCAGACCAGAGAGTGCGCCGCCTCCATAACAGAGAGCGTACAGTACATTGAGTGGTTCTTCGCTACCCTCATGAAGGCCAAGAATCCTACACGGTGTACGTACCTGTACATTGGGAACATGTACCGTGACCTAAAGATTAAGCCCAACCTGTTCACTTGCTTGCTCCGTAACCTACAGAAGTCCACCAACTGGAAGTCCTACATCGTGGGGGCTATCCTAGCCAATGGACAGGCACTGTGGGAGGAGCTACAGCCACTGGAGCAGTTGCTTTCTGAGTACCTACAGGACACTGAGATGGGGCAAGGGGAGGTGTTCGCTGCGGAAGTGCTGAATGACCCAACTTACAAGCCCAAGAGTGGGCTAGACCCTACTAGTGTTGTGACCATTGACCCCACAGGTGATATGCTGCACCAAGGGAACTACATCATCATTGACCCTTCAGGGTACAAGAAGACCAGTGACCCTACAGCTATCGGGTACTGTGAGGTATACGATGCAACCCCATGTGTGGTAGAGCTGCACGAGGAAATCCTCACACCAAGCGCCACAATCTACAAGGTACTGAACCTTGCGCTGGAGAAAGGGTGCAACTTGGTCTGTGTGGAGAATGTAGCCTATCAGGACACGCTGCTGTTCTGGTTCAACTTCATCAGCCACCAACAGAACATACACGGCATAGAGTTCCTGCCAATAACCACTGGCGGCTACAGTAAGAACTCCCGTATCCTGCGCTCCTTCGAGGAAGTAAAGGCTAAGGAGCTGGCATTTACCCCAGCAGCTCTCGCATTGTGGCTCTCACGGGCTATGAGCTTTGACCCGATACGCGTAAACAACTTAGATGATACACTGGACGTTGTTGCGTACGCACCTAAGGTGTTCGCTACCTATGGGCACTTGCTTGCAATACAGGGGCAGGCCACAGTTATAGAGCACTGTGATACGCTTCCAGCAGACCAGAGCCCAGCTTGCTTCTAGGTGGGTACGCAGCCCCCAGTGTGGAAGAGCGAGGGGCGCGAAGCCCCCCAAGACCGCCGCCCATACAGAACTAGGCCGCCCACCACTTACAGAGACCGCTCCCTATGAACTACAGCAAACAGACACTCAACTTCCTTGAAGGCATCAAGGGGCGCTACTTGCACCCTAGCATGCACGCAGGCTTGCGGGAACGTATGCAGACCATTGACCGCTACATCCAGCGCACTGTGGACACCAGCCGAGAAGCCCAAGAAGCTAAGGCAGCTATTGATGCAGGCAAGCGGGACAAGCACCGCAACTTGGAAGTGCCCATTTGCTTGCAGCAAGTGGAGACAGCTCATGCAGACCTTGTGGGTACCTTCTTGACAGGGTATCCAATTTTTGCGTTTGCAGGTTCTGTGAACACTCCAGAGACAATCCCTGTGTCCATCATGTACAATGCACTCATTGAGCGTGACCAAGAGCTGTTCCGCTGGGTAAGTTCCATTCAGAAGAGCTTGCGTGATGCGCTACGGTACAACATCATGTGCGCTGAAGTGTGCTGGGAGGAGCAGACCTCAAGTGCGCTAATCCTCAAGGATGGCAAGCGAGTCACTAAGAGCATAAGCCACAAGGGCAACTGCGTGGGCTACATTGACCCATACAACTTCTTCTTTGATGAGACTGTAGGCTTCAATGAAATCTCTCGGCACGGTTCGCACTGCGGGTATGTAGAGCGCATGAACTACTTGCGTGTTAAGACCTTCCTGCAGGAGCTGGACAAGCAGTTTACAGTCACAGGAAACTTCTCCAAGGCTCTGGACAACGGAGCAGCAGAAGGTAGCGGCCTGTACTTTACACCTGATATTCACCCACTGGACACTACAAACCGCGGCCAACAAGCTGTAGACTGGAGCAAGCTGTTTGGCATGGTGAGCAAGAACGCTTCTCAGGGAGCTTGCGGCCGCTATGAAGTAGTCACCATGTACGTGCGCATCATCCCGCAAGAGTACGGCATCACAGCTGCACGGAGCGGAACTGCTGCACCCTTCAAGCTCATTTGGGTGGGCGAAAGCCTTGTGTACATCGAGCCGTTGAACTATGTGCATGGCATGTTCCCTGTAGTTGCAGCGCACGGGTATGACGACAACTTGGGCTTTAACAGCAAGAGCTTCGTGGAGAATGTGCTGGATATGCAGGATGTAGCCACTTCCATGATGAATGGTTCGATAGCCTCCATGCGCCGAGCAGTCAGTGACCGTGCCTTGTACAACCCAACTCTCATACGCTCGGATGACATAAACAGCGCAAACCCTGCAGCTAAGATTCCAGTGCGTGGTACAGCCTTCAATCAGAACTTAGCAGCTGCGTACCACAGCATCCCGTTCGAAGACCGCTTAAGTCCGTACATGATGCAGCACATGCAGACTGTGATGGGCATAAGCAACAGTGCCACTGGGCTCAACCAAGCTTCACAAGGTGCGTTCGTCAAAGGCAACAAGACTCTTGAAGAGTTCTCCACCGTGATGGACAAGAGTGGCGCACGCCAGCAGAAGTTCAACTTGGATGTAGACAACAACTTCTTCAACCCCATGAAGCGTATGATTAAGCTCAACTACATGCAGTTTGCAGAGGCTGAGCAGCTCATGAGCAAGAGCGAAGGCAAGCCAGTGCAGATTGACCCAGTGCAGATGATGGATTCTGAGGCTGACTACAAGATGCTTGACGGTATCTTCCCTGCAAGCAAGGCCATGAACACTGACGTGATGGTTGCAGCGTTCAACACCATAGCGCAAAGTCCTGAGCTTGACATGGAGTACAGCAGAGCTGAAATCTTCGCTTCCATGCTGGGTGCACAAGGTGTGGATGTGAGCAAGTTCAAGCGCAGCCCCGAGCAAATAGCTCAGCTACAGCAACAGAAGGCACAAGCAGAGGCAGCAGCAAATGCACCAAAATAACCAGCAGAACCAGCAAGAAGATTACCGCATCCACCTACTACAAGGCAGGGTGCGTGAACTGGAAGAGCTTATCCTGAACACCTCACTTAACGGAGGCTCTCAGGAAGCCATCAACTCTTATGCTCTACAACAAATGGAGTCTAAGGGCGCACTACTGGAGGCTCGGTACATACTGAACCTCTTAACACAACCAATCCCACAAGTCACAGAGTAAACCACCATGTTCCCAACACCCCAAGCACCAGCACCACAGCAAGCTCCTGCAGCTCCTGCACCACAAGCTCCTGCACCACAAGCTCCTACTGGGAGCTTCATGGATATGTTCAACCCAGGCCGTCCAGCCCCAGCATTTCCAGACCCTGCTCAGCAGCCAGCAGCTACACCCCCTGTTGCTCCAGCAGCTCCGACCGCTCCCGCGACTAGCCCCTTGGATACTTACGCGCAAGTGTTTAAAGTAGACCCTAATGCAGCAGCTTCTCCGCAGGCAGCACTCACAAGCCCTCTGTTCAACATGGACAGTGCAGCTTTTGAGCAAGCCGTAGGTGCCATGAACTTTGCACCGCAAGTGGATGCAGCTGTCATGCAGCGTATTCAACAAGGTGACCCTACAGCACTTACACAGCTCTTGAACCAGACCACGCAGCAAGCATTCATGCAGGCTGTACAGTTCTCACAGAAGCTAGTGGAGCGCGGTGTAGGTACTTACAATGACCGCTTACAAGGCTCTATGCCTGACACCTTCCGCAGCTTAGCTACAAAGAACGAGTTGCAGACCTTAGCACCCGCTTCGCAACACGAAGCAGCACGGCCTCTCTTGGATGCTATGCAACAAAACTTCATGCGGGCTAACCCAGCCGCTACCCCAGCACAAGTGGCACAAGCTATGCAAGGTTTCTTGCACACTTTGGGGCAGCAATTTGCACCGCAGTCACCAGTTCCCACTGACCCACGTACAGGACAGCCCATCAACCAAGGAGCTCCTGTGCAGAATTGGGCAGACTACTTCAGTCAATAATAGAGCCACAGGCTCTGGAGTTTTATCATGGCTTTACAAGATAGCTACTACTACAACACAACCAACAGCGGCACCACAGACTACTTAGCCAAGTCGTTCGCTGGTACTCTCATCCGCTTGAGCCCCAACGGCCAGTGCCCATTGTTCGGCATGACTTCCATGTTGCCAGAAGCGAAAGCTGCTGCTGTTGAACATGGCTACTTTGCCAAGACAATGGTGTTCCCATCTGTGCAAATGAACGGTGCAGTCCTTGCAGCAGCTACAAGCCTTGTAGTTGACAGCACAGACAACATCTTAGTTGGTGAGATGCTACGTGTGAACACTACAGGTGAAATCGTGCGCGTGTCCGCAGTTGTGGACGCTGTGACTCTCACCGTGCGTCGCGCTACTGGTCAAGTTGCAGCAGCTAACATCGCGGATGATGTGAAGTTGTACAGTGTTGGCACAAGCTTCGAGCAAGGTTCTAACGCACCTACTAGCCGCTTGATGAACCCGACTCGTGTGATGAACAACACACAAATCTTCCGCAACAGCTGGGCGTTAGCTGGCACTGTCACAGCAATCACACCGATTGTAGGCAGTAGCTTGGTAGCTGAGTCCCGTATCGACTGTGGCTTGTTTCACGGTGCGGACATCGAGAAGGCCATGATTTTCGGTCAGAAGTCTGGCCAAACAATCAACAGCCAGTACCTCACAACTATGGACGGTATCATTGAGTCCATCCGTAGGTACGCTCCAGCTGGCAACACAACTGCTGCTGGTGGCACTACTACCTACGCACAGTTGCAGACTGCGTTGAATGGTTGCTTCGATGTTACAAGCAATGGCCGTACTGGTAACCGCCGTACCTTGTTCGTTGGTGGTGGTGCACGCCATGTAATCAACGAGATTGGTCGCTTGAGTGGTAACTACCAAATCATGGATGGTGCAACCAGCTTCGGCTTGCAGTTCCAGTCCTTCCGCACCAGCCGAGGTGAGTTCAAGATGATTGAGCACCCTATGCTGAACAGCAATGATGACTGGAAGAAAATGGCCATCGCTGTTGACATGGACTCCATCCGTGTACCTTACTTGCGTAAGACAGCTAACTCCGAGTACGGTATGGATGGTCGCTACGTAACCAGCGGTCAGGATGCTGTAGGTGGTACGATGACTACAGAGTTGACAATGGAAATTGTTAATCCTAGCGCATTCGCTATCATCACTGGCTTGACAGCCGCAGCTTAATCGCTGCTTCTAGCCCGCACCTCTTACAGGGGTCGCGGGCTTTTTAGGCACTGGACTTTGTCCAACCCACCATACAGAATGAGTACCTCACCATGACAGCAGCAACACAGGGTGCAGAAGCACCTAAATCAGCAGTAGTAGCGGCCATGTTAGCTAAAACAGCTCCAGCCCCCACGGAGCATGAGTTGGAAATTGCACATTTGCGTGCAGCGTTGGCGGAATCGGAAGCGGCACGGTACGCAGCCCCCACCACGCAGCCCTCAGCAACGAAGCAGTTTCCTAAGTACATCATGCCTCTTAGCAACTGCAACATCTGCCTGCCAAATGGTAAGCGTGTGTTCACTTCAGATGGTGTGATTGTTGCAGACAGCCACTACTTGGAAGAGTACCTTGAGGAGATGGTTGCTGTAGGCAACTGTTACCGCTTCCAAGAAGGTGATGCAGTCTCCACATTCCAAGCAATCCCAAAGTAAGGAAGTAACCTATGGCAGCTCAAACCCTAGAGGAAGTAATTGCCGAAGTGCTGGAGCTCCTAGACCGTCCTGACCTGCTTAGCGTAGCACGCAAGCGGATTCGGAACGTACTCAAGAGCTGCCATGCGTCCGCTGACTTCCACCGTGACCTTGTGGCGTTTGCTCCAGTAGCTGTTCCCAGCGGGGACACTTCAAGCGAGCTTACACTTCCTGACAATTTCCGTAAGTTGTACCAAGTAACTGGTTTTGGCTCAGATGGTGTACAGCTTACCACTCCTTATGTGCTGCGACGGGCTGTGCCTGTGCGCAGCTATTTCGGCTTTGTGGGCGGGGAAGCTACATACTTCCTAAGCGGTGGCTTGTTAGTCCTGAACCACATTGCTCCTGTGCCCACAACCACTGGCTTCTACTACTTTAAGTATCCTACCTTCGTGGTAAGTGCAGCAGTAGAGACTCTTGGGCAGGTGAGCACAGATAGCTGGATTCTGAACCAGCACACAGAAGCTGTACTCAAGGGCTTGCTCTTTGAGCTTGCCAAGATGGTGGAGCACAAGGTGTACAGCCAAAGTGCAGGGGCTGAATATCAGCAAGCCTTATATAATATGCTCACAATAGAGCTTGTGGAGTTACCGTAATGGCCTATACACCTGATGCAGAAGATACCGCCCAACCCACGGGCAACCAAGCCCTGAGCACTGCAGCTCTTGAGTTCCGCACGCTCAAGACCTACATTAAGGCAACCAAGACCGCGCAAGATGTGCGGGATGATGCGCAGGAAGCGGCTACAGCATTAGTTGCAGCTAATCTTGCGGCTGCTTTAGTAGCTCAGGACTCCCGTGATGATGCACAGGATACAGCAATCAGCACCGCACAAAGCACCGCGGATACAGCTTTAGCTGCTGCTACTACAGCTCTTGCTACACGTGTTACTACGCTGAGCAGCTCTGGTAACTACACGGTGCCAGCTGGAGTAACCCAAATTGTGGTGGTTATGCAAGGAGGCTCTACTGGCAAGGGTAGAGCACAGGCCACTTCAGGCTACGGACAGTTTGCATTCTATATGGACAGTGTGGCTGGAGAAGTTGTAGCTAAGAAAATCAATGTAACTCCTGGCCAAGTTATAGCTTACAGTGTAGGTGTCGGAGGATATGTAGATGTTGTAGGCAACGGTGGACCAGCAACTCTGGAGGAGACCATTTCAGCTAGCAGCTCTACTTTCGGGAGCTTGGAAGCTAAGATAAACTGTCCTCGGTACGGCTACAGCGCAGGATACTATGACACAGAAGCTAATACTACCTTTGTCTCCCACCAAGCGAGGTATGACCGCCGCTTCACTACTATACACCTTGGCTACGTAACTGGTACATCAGCGAACTCGCTTGATGCTGGAGAAGCAGGCTCTATACACTTGTTCTACTAAACCTTGCGGAGGCAAGCATGGCAAATGTTAAAGCTAAGCTAACGCAGGCTGGCTTCCCATTCAATTTCACGGAGATTGCAGGCACCGTGCTTGCAGCCTCCGCCCTTGACCAGAACTTGCAGGCTGGTGGAGAGCAGGTAGCTATGGAGGTGCCGCAGGCATACTTCATGCAGAATGTGCTGCCAGTGCAGCGGGGGTTCAGCAGCGCGCACTTCACCCGTGTGCTCAAGCCGCATACCTACCCAACTTACTTGGACAAGGTATACACGCTGCGGGACGCAAGCGGGTCGGTTGCGTTGTTCAGCCCTGCAGGTGGACAGAACCTAATCTACACTAAGACAACTGGTGCGTGGACTGCGTTCCCACTGGTTGGCCCTCTCCCTAGTGCTGTAACTGTAGCACACCTAAAAGGTGTAAGCTACGTATGTTACGCTGGCACTGGGGTTTTTGTGTATGACTTCAACACCAACATCTTCGCAGAGGTAACGCTCGCAGGGGTCAGCATGTTGGATGTGCTGGGTGTGTGCGCAGCTAACCAGCACCTGCTGCTGTACACTGCGCAGTATGTGGCATGGAGCAATCCACTCAATCCACTGGACTTTGTGCCAGCAGTAGGTGGTGCAGGGCAGTCTGCAATCCTAGCTAACCGCTCTGAGATTGTAGTGTGCCTACCAGTCACAGAGGGCTTCATAGTCTACACTGGACACAATGCAATTTTCGGCAGCTATAGTGGCAACCCCAATGTACCCTTCTATTTCCGTGAGATTCCAAACTCCTCAGGAGTGGAGCAGCCAGAGCATGCCAGCAGCGAGAGCACAGGCAGCGGGCATGTGGCTTGGACTAGTAGCGGATTCATGCAGATTTCAGCCAAGAATGCCCAGCTCATTTGGCCTGAGCTAAGTAGCGCCATAGCCGATGGCCTGTACTCTACACAGGGAAGTGGCGGGTACCCCACGGTTGTTACTAAGAAGAGTCTTGCAGTCAAGGTGTCCACAGTAGGTGCTCGGTACTACATAGTAAGTGTCAAAGATGCAAGTTCTGGAGTCAAGGACTATCCTGTAGCGTATGTGTATGATGTAGCTCTTGACCGCTGGGGCAGGCTGGACATTCCGCACATCGACTTCTTTGAGTACCGTGCTCCCGAGTTCAGTATAGCTCTCACCTATGACGCAGCAACGGGTACTTATGATGAGTATGCAGGACTGAGCTACAGCAACGCGCGTACAGCGGAGCCTGACCGAGTGGCTTCATTCGGCACAACTTTTGGCTGTGTGAACAGTTTGGGAGCTGTTCATGTAGTGCTGGGTTCACAGGCAAAGGACTTGGATTTGCTGGAAAGTACTACCAGCGGAGCAGCAGCTTCCTGTATCTACCTCGGTCGGTACAGAGTTGTGCGCCCAACAGCAGTGACTTGGAGCGAGCTACAGGTAGCTACCAGCGCAGCAGATGCTGCTTGTACAGTGTTCGCACACGATAGTGCTGGCACAGTAACCCGTAAGCTAACTCCCACAGCAAGTGGCAGGATGGTGGGGAAGATGGTGGGCAGGCTGACAGGGGCGCATATAAGCCTCAAGATAGCAGGCAAGTTCTTGCTTACTAGCTTGGAGTTTGAGCTGCTAGATGCTGGCTCCCGTATGCAGCCTGTAGTGCCTGACGCGCTTCCACCTGACCTTGTGGTTGTAGCAGACATTGCAGTGGTTGTAGATGGCGAGTACGTCCTGCAAACTGGAGGTGGCTAATGAAACCTGAACGCCGCTACTTGCCCACCTTGCCCCAACAAGCTCCCACTGAGGAGCAGTTGCTGCTGGATGCGCTACATGACCTGAACGGCAGGATACAGTTCGTGTACGAGCAGCTTGCTATAGTGGCGGCTGCTGTTCCAGTTTCTATTGAGCCTATGGAGGATTAACTCATGGCTATTAACGTAAGCGATATGATGAGTAGAAGCTCTGGGGCAGCACAAGCCGCGCTGGGGCTACGGTA